ATTCCATAAGTTAATGAACTGTTATTTAGAATCGTTCTAACTACAGCTCTTGCTGAATCTACTGGGTGTGAAAATACTGCAAATTTTCTATTACCTCTTGTGTAATCAAGGGGTATTTCTCCATCCCAACCAGTTGAAGATAAAGCAAACCAATTATTTGTTCTAAATGTTAAAGGTAATTTTTCATTTTGATAATGAGTTGTAGCAAGATGTTTATATGCATTTGAAGCATCAGCTTCGTGATGTTTGTTTTTTCCTGGCCAATTTAAATTTTGAACTAATTTTTCAGTGTTGTTTAATGATGTATTTGCATTAATTTTATCTCTTAAACTTAATTTTTCATTTGCAATAGCTGCCATTGTTTTAAATTCAGCAGCATCTTGTCTAATATCATAACCCATATTTTTGTAAGAATTTTCTAACATTTTCCAATCTAGTTGCCCAGTCATACCAGTATTAGGAACAGCTAATATACTGCTCATTAAAAATCCTAACCATTTAAACGGTCTTACTTCCATAGGTGCATCATCTATTCCAGGTATATCAGGATAAAATCTAAATTCTGATATGCTTTGATTCATGTCTAACATACCATAAGCCATTTTTTTTGCCCACTGCACATCATTCTTATCTAGCATTTCGTATAATTTTGTTTTTTTAAATTCCTCAAATTGTTCAGCTACTATTTTGTGTTTTACTTGGGCATAACTTGCAGGAGCATTTTCATCAACATGATTTTTAAATCCTCTTGGATAAAAGTTATCATCAAAATCTATTCTAAGATCGCCTACCATCATTGACATTTTAAATCCTTTTTCACCTGCATAATCAGATCCAGTAGGTTCAAATATTAATCTAATATTTTCATCGCCATCAACATATCTATTGTAAAGTTCTTTCCAGTTTAAACCACCAAATTGAGCTCCTCCATTTTTTCTTACTTCCATAAACATATGATTATAAACATCTAAATTATTTATTTTACCAAATGTGGCTTCTACTGCATGTTTGCTTAATTTTAATTCTCCTCTTTTAGAAGCAGTACCATCATATTGAGTTACTCTATAGTTAGCATTTTTTAATCTATTCATAGTGTTAAGGTAAGCCTTCATTCTGAGTTTTTTATTTTTTGAACTCCATAAATCAATTGAATCTGGATCAGTATTTACAGAAAGTAATTTAGCTGCTTCTTGAAAAAACATATTTTGAAATTCTATTTTAACTTGTGGTTTAATTAATTTTGATGGTTTTTTTGGAAGCCAATGAGTTGTTTTATTATATAAATGTTTTGAATGAACATTTTCTTTTCCTGTAATAAACTTGTTTAAAAAAAATGTATTACTATAACCTCCAAATGGATTCATAGTAAAACCATCCATAGCATCTAATTCAGAATTTAACATGAAGTCTAAATATTTTTCGCCAGACAATCCAAAGAAACCATTGTCTATATTTTCTACCATTTTTTCTACAAAAAGTTTTCTTTTTTCATATCCTTTAGTAGCATAATCATGCATAGCTTTAGAAGCATCTTCATCACTCATGCTAACTACATCATTTAATATTGCATATTCTAAATGGTCTATTGATTCAGCATAAGGAAAATTATCTTTATTTTTTAAATTTTTATATATTAAAGCATTTGTTTTTAATGATTTAATTGTAGCTGGATTATTATAAGAACTACTTGTTTCTGTTTTTAACATATTAAATAATTCTGTAGGAATTATATCGTGTTGCTTTAATACTTCAAAAGCTATAGATCTTGATTCTGACATATTTTGATCTAACAAACTTTCTTTATTAAAGATTCCAGCTCTATGTAATACAGCTTCTTCGAATAAATCTTTTTCTTTATTATTAGCAAATTCTGCTTTATATTCTTTGTTATCCCAAGCATTATCTACCATTGAAGATACTTTGATTCTAGTAGTAGCTCTTTCAATAGCTTTATTATATTTTGAAGTACCTGCTGACATACCATCTATTTTCATTACTAAATCATGTGCGTTAGTTATTTGTCCATATTTAATATTATCCCAACCCATTACTCCAGCTGATTCTTCTGCTTTATCTAAATTAACTTTAGCTTCACTATCTTTAGATTTAGTTAAACCACCTTTATAAATTCTAAATTTATCCATTGCTTTCTTTGCAACTTTTTGATTATTGTCACTATCTTTAACCCAAGACTTATATGATTTAATTAAATCGCTATCTTCTGTTAATCCATCTGCATTAGTTAATATACTAAAATCTAATTTATGATTATCACTGCCCATTGCATAATTGTTTAAATAAATTATTCCTTGCTCTTGTTGTCCTTTTGTGTCATGTGCAACCATAATGGCATAAAGTCTTTCTACTTCTAAATTTTCAAGTTGAGCATCTATCATTGTTAAATGATCTTTAGGATGTTTTAATCCTGTTTGTACTAATTCTAAATTATCATTACCTAGATTTTCATTTATTCTAGTCATATGATGAGTAATACTATTTGTATTAATTTGATTTATTTTATTACCAACATCTAATTGAGATTCATTAATACCTTGAAAGTTTTCTGATATATCACCTTCTGTTAATTTATGATTTTCAGTACTTCCAGTAACAGCTAAATCATTGTCTAATTTAGTTCTATTGTTAGTAGCTGTTGTTACCGAGTTTAAATATTTTTGAGATAATATTGCTGTAACATATTCTTTATAAATTGGAGGAGTATTATTTATAATTTGTTCATTATAAGCCTGAGCAGCTTCAGACATTTGAGCAGGATTGTTTTTAAATGTTTTATTAAAATCAATATAAGTATCTGCTGTTTTTTTATTAAAGTCTGCTTTAAATGCAGATGAATGATTAAGTGCAGCTGTTTCAGTATAAATATCTAAAACTTTATTCATTTCATCTGCAACAGGTTTAATATAATTTGTTGTGTGTACTCTAGGTATTCCTATATTATCAGCAACACTTGATTTTAAATTTACAGTTTTTTTACCTTTGTTTATAGCCATTATACTGTCCACTTTCCTGTTGTCTTGTATTTATCTGTTTTAGCTTTTGTTGAAACACCTGTTCCAACTAAACTTACATAACCACCAAATACTTTTGCTTTAGAAGCAGATTGATCTGCTTGATATTGTAATGATAATTTATTAACTGATATAGCACTATTTAATCTAATATTAGATATATCTTTATCAGCTATTTTTTTAGTCATTAATTGAATATTTTGAAAACTTCCAGAATTAGCATCAAAACCAGAATTAGACATAACAGCTAAGTTATGTTCTTGTTGTGCTAATTGCATTTCTTTTCTATCATTAGATTCTTGTTCTGCTTTTAAATTAGCTACTTTAATTTCATCTTCATACATTTTTTTTCTGAATTTCATTTGTGCTTTTTCATTTTGAATTTCAGAATATTTACCAACTGCTTGAACAGAAGCAGATATAATCATCATTGTTACTGGATCAGCACTCATGCAAAAACGACCTCCACCTGCATCCCTAGAAGTTTCATTGGTAATGGATCATCTTGGGATATTGTTATTGTTGGATTTTTATCATAACCTAAAAAGAAAAATTCTTTTTTAGCAGTTACTGGACTTAAATCAGATCCAGCTGTAAATCCAATTTGTTGTATTACTAAACTTTTTGCTGTTTTATCTGCTGCTTTAATTGTCATATCTAATGTACTATTTATATCTACTATAGCTCTAGATATTCTTCTAGGCAATCCTGTTAATGAACCTTCTGGTAATTCTTTATCAATAGGCATAGTTTCTACTGTAGGAATGTAATTAAATCCTATTTTAACTCCTGTAGCCTGAGCTCCTGCTGATGATGTTAATGTTATGGTATTAGATCCTGATACCGTATATTCTCCTAAAGAAGAATTACCTGCAACAGCATTTATTTTTTCTGTTGTATAAATAGCATTAACAGTATGTAAAAAACCTTCTGTTAAAGTTATAACAGCATTATCACTTGGAGTTGCTGCTAAAGTTTTATCTAAGTTTAAAGAATATTCTCCTGAACCATTATTAGTTACTGCTTGTATTGTGTATTCTGTTGCATTACCAGCTATTGTAAATTTTTCATTTACTACTGGAGCTGAAGTAAATCCATCAGCAATTAATGTTGTTCCAGATTGAGATCCTCCATCAACTAATGGAGTTCCTTTTTGATTTAAAGTAGCAGATGTTTCGCAATCTAAAGTCGTTGTATCTTCATCTGCAAATTTTTCTAATGTATAAACAGTAGAGCTATTTAAAGTTCTTTTACCTACTACAATTAAGTTCTCATTAAGGCTAACAATAGAATCAAATGTATCTCCAGATCTTGTACTCCATTGAGTCCAACCTGCAATCTTTTCATCTCTTACAGAATGAAAAACTGATAACTTACCTGTGTGTGTAGATCCGTTATTTAAAAAGAAAGCATATTGTTCTGGTCTTACAAAATTACCTTTCATAATAGCTACTTGTTTAGGTGAATCTATTAAATGTTGAGCAAGTATAGATACAGATGTAGATTTATAACCATCTTCAATATCAGAATAAACAAACTCTCTTATTGTTTTACCATTCTTTTGACAGAATCCTGCTGCTTGATCAAACATAACAGGAGATGTTCTTGATATGCCATAAGGTGTTTGTCTTTTAATAGCAATATTACTTGGAGTAATTGTATTGTCTTGAGCAGAAGGAACATAATATTCTCCTCCGTCTGTAAAGATCATTAAATCTTTTCCTGATAACATATGTCTTACTTCATTAACTTGATCTCCAGATATATCTACATCAATAGCATCAGAAGCTCCTGCATCATCTACATCAAAGTTAGTATATTCAGAAGCCTTAGAAGCAAGTACTGCTGCTGGTCTAGAAAATAATCCTCCAAACCATAATCTATTACTATGAAATGTAACTGCTTGAGGATATCCTCTTAATGAAGAAATTGTTTGTTCATCCCAATCAGTTGTTGCTGTTGTATTTGCAAGTGTTTCATTAACTGTAGCTGTAACTACTGTTGCACTTGTATAGCCAGTAATTGTCATAGTTTTTTTATCTTTTCTAATTTTTACTCCAACCCAAGATGCTGAAAATGTATTTGCACTAGCAGTAACTGTTACACTACCACTTGTTCCATTTGTTCCTATAGTTGTAGCAGATGGTTCGTATTTATAATATGGTTCGTATATTGGATATCCTGAAGAATGAGTATCAAAACTAAATGTATTAACTATAAATGATGATGCTGATTCTCTAAATATTTTTCTAATCGCATTGTTTCTATGAGTTATATAAATAGTATCTCCAAATTGAGCAAAGTTTAATTCAAATAATTGAGCAGTAGTCCAATTACAATTAGTTGTATAATTTGAAGTAAGAGCTGTACCACTTACATTATAAACATCCATTCTATTATTAGATAATACAATAATAGCTACTTCGTCATCAGAAAATATAAATGGAATTAATCTACATTGAGCAGGTAATGTAGCAAGATAAGATGTACCTGGTCTTCTCATTAAACCACCTTCAGCTAATAATGAAAAATTTTTACAGTTTTTTGCCCCTTGAAAATAAGATCCTACATCTGTTCGAGTAGCTAATAAAGGATTAAGCTCTCCAGATGAAAAATTGGTTATTACTGTTCTTAATGTTCTTGCCATTATGCATCAGTTCTCGTAGATCTTCTTAAATTTATAAACCTATTAGTATCTAAAACTTTAGAAGTAGTTTCAGCTGAGTCTATATTTTTGGCTACTAAAAACTGTCTTTCAGATAAAGTTTTAAATTGTTCTATCATACTTGAATCTCTTGCTACTGAACCAGCAAATATAGAAGCTAATTCATATTCTAATGCTAATTTAAAATGAGCAGGAAAATATGCTTCATCTACTTTGTAAATATAATCCATAATAACTTCATTGCTAGAACCATAACCATTTAAATAAATATAGTTTTGGTATCTTGAATAAGGAATTACATAATCATTAACTGTTAATGTAATGATTTGTAATACAGCAGGTGAAGTAGGCATTTGATATGCATAATCATATCTGCCTGTTGGTGTATTAGTTAATAATGAAAGTTGTTGTTGTGTTGTAGCAAATCTCCATCTGTGTCTTGTTAAAGATGCTTCTACTACATCATCGTAAATATTTGATGCGACTAATGCTTCTGTACTTCCATCTGAAAAAGAAGATATAGGTTGAGCACCTATCATGATTAAAGCTCTTGCACATATATCTATTTTAGTTGTCGCCATAATTTTTTTTTATTTATGTTCTGGGGGAATTGCTTCCCCCAAAACGGAACTAGTACTAAGCTAGTTTAGCTGTAGTAACAGTAGTTGCACCAGAAGCTGAAGTAACCACGATTAAATCAGATTCCATAGTACCACCAACAGTAGCTGCAAGAAGAATCATATCCCCTTGTTTAAGCTCTGCGTAAGCACTATTAAAGTAACCACTACCTACTATAGTTGATGTCGCATCTCCGTCAGTATAATACCACAGAGAGTTGCCACCCATTTGAGCTACCTTTTTGATAGGATTGTCAGTTGCGTATGCCATTTTATATTTTCTCCTTAGTTATTATTCTGCACAAAGTTGGACTCTAGCAGCATCGCCATCGATTTCTACTGCACCTAAAGATATCATAGATGTAATTAGGTGAGATACTTTCTCAGGGATGTAGTTAACTTCTGTTCTAACATCAGATCCAATTCCAGCACCTACTGCTGATTTATGGAAGCATAATGTTTTTCTGTCAGAAGATGGTTTTGATAAACCAGAGTGTACGAAGA